AACGACGGCAGCAACTTTAACCGCCTGACCGACCCCGCTGGTCACCCTGCCACCATCTGGTCTGCACAGTTTCAGGATGCCTTCCGCAACGATGTGAGGCAGGCACAGTGGGGGTGACCCCGCCCCCCTGCCTTGTGCGTGCGTTCGGCAGCAGCAGTCCCCCGCCGCCGTCGCCCGCCGTGGCGCGGGGCGCGTGGGGGTTATAAGGGTTATAAGGGGGGGGTTAAATTAAAATCAATGGGTCCCCACAAGCTATAAAGTGTTACGAAAGCGAGATCATTATTGTTCTATATAAAAAAACAAAATAAGATCTTATATTACCGTAAATGAAAAAAAATCCCGGAGAAATTTTTCAACCCCTACAAGTCGATCCAATTACTGGGGAGTACTTTCTAGTCATTCCAGAAGCAATAGTCAATGAGTTATCATGGTATGAAGATACTGAGATAAGTTTTAAGATTGAAGGCACGGATGTAGTCTTAACCGAACGTGATGAGTGAAACACTTCACCTTGACAAGGACTAGATAATACTGTATGATATGAATGTAAAATTATTAACCATATGGCTAAAGGATTTACCGTAAAAGCAAAAACGCCAGTAGTTGCCAAAGAACCTGAATGGGACTACAACCTGGCTAGAGAAATGGTCAAAGGCAAGTCTGTTGTCTTTTGTTTACCTGGTAGAGGTGTTTCTTACACCTATTTGAAGAACTTTGTACAACTTTGTTTTGACTTAGTGCAAGCAGGTGCAAGTATTCAGATCTCTCAAGACTACTCTTCAATGGTGAACTTCGCACGTTGTAAGTGTCTCGGTGCGAATGTTCTACGTGGACCTGATCAGGTTCCTTGGGATGGAAAACTGAACTATGACTGGCAACTGTGGATTGATAGTGATATTGTATTCAATAGTGAAAAGTTCTGGCAGTTGGTTCTAATGGACAAGGACATTGCTGCTGGTTGGTATTGCACTGAAGATGGAATGACCACTTCTGTTGCACACTGGTTAGAAGAGGATGACTTCCGTAATAATGGTGGAGTGATGAATCACGAAACTCTGGAAAGCATTCAGAAGCGTCGGAAGCCATTTACTGTTGACTACACTGGATTTGGATGGTTGCTCATTAAGAATGGTGTGTTTGAACATCCTGAGATGAAGTATCCTTGGTTTGCACCGAAGATGCAAGTGTTTGAGTCTGGTGAAGTACAGGACATGTGTGGAGAAGACGTATCGTTCTGTTTGGATGCGAAGGATGCAGGGTTTGAAATCTGGTGTGATCCTCGCGTTCGCGTTGGTCACGAGAAGACAAGAATCATCTGATCGAATGGCTAACGAACGCTATAATATTCTTTGTAAAGGAAGACGCATTTATACAAGTCTTACAGAAGAAGAATATTTCAACATTATGGAGGATCTGTCGGTAGAGTATTATCAGACAGGTTCTCCAAGTCCTGAAGATCTTGAAACTGAAATTTTATTGGAGGATAACGTATGGCTGCAAAAGCAAAAATCGGTCTGAATAAGAATAGCTCTTATATCCCTGGACCTCCGAAGAAATCTCGCCAAGGCGCGGGAGGGGGAACCAAATATGCCGCGTCTTCTCGCAATGGAGCTCGTAAAAAATACAGAGGACAAGGAAAAGGTTAATCAATGGCATACTTAAACCATAGTCTACCAGATTGGTCTTGTTATATTCGTAATGAGTTTCTGTTTAATCATCAGAAAGGGCATGGTGAAGTGACAAAGTGTGATGTACATTGTGTCGCAAGTATTGAGAAAAGAGTTCCTCTTTTTGAGGCATTTCTTGAAAATGGCGTGAACTGGACTCGGCGTCCACTTCACGCTTTTTGCTGGAAACCAGATGCTCCTATTGAACCTTTAGAAGATATTATGTATTGGGACTGCTTCTCACCATATATTGATGTTCAAAAACGAGCTCGTTTATCTGGTTTACAAGCAGAACTCATTCGTCCTGATGGTAAAAAGGTCGTTGGAACATATATGTTTACTCTTGATTGGTCTTGGGAAAATAAAGGTGTACCAGATCTTAATTTTTCAGAGACTCCAGAGCATAAATGTGCTCATTTATTCAAAGTAGAAACTGGAAATTACTATGCCTATCCAAATAATCGAATTATTTGGTACGATAATGCTTGGACTTTCAATCGAATTCAAAAAAACCCTGGTTATGAAATTGATTTGACGGTTTATTCTGTCGAAAATAAAAGAAAAATGGAAACTTCGGATCATTACATGTACGAAATTACCGACTTAGAAGAAAAATAAATAAATTTTTACTAAAAATTGAGTTGAAACCGTATTCGATGGGCAAACACCTGCTCCTAGAGGTGTATAATGTTGATTTTGAAGCGATTAATGATGTGCAATCACTTCAAAATGCAATGATTCGAGGCATCAACCGTGCGAAGATGACCATTTTGAACACATTTTCGCATTGCTTTCTCCCACAAGGTTGTACAGTCGTCATTGCACTTGCTGAAAGTCATGTTTCTTGCCACACTTGGCCAGAAAATGGGTGTCTAGCAGTCGATGTCTACACGTGTGGGGAAGGAAATCCACGTTTGATTGCTCTTGAGATACTCAAATACCTCAATTCCGACTCATATACGCTCCGTGAAGTCGAACGTTAAATAGACATAAGGAGATAGCAACCTCCTTTATAAAAGTTCTGTTTTATTTACTTAAAACAGGAGCTAAAATGTCGAACTTACCAGTCGATAGAGACCCCAACTACATGAGAGAAATGTGGGGTACTGCTAGATTAGTTACAGATTATGGGAATACACCATCAAAAAGGGTGATTCAAGAGGTCATGCACGATGCTGCACCAAAGCACGACCTCAAAAAACAAGAAGAACTCCATGAACGCATTCGTAATGATGAAGATTACGATGATTGGGAGTATGGGACTGAACCATCATATGGGATTCCTTGGAAATAACCTATAAATAATGGGAGAAAATCCACGTCCAAATGGCAGTCACCAGAGTATCAAGGGCATTTAAGGACATTAGTTTGTCTTTTGAGCCTCATCCTGTGACAAAAGACCTGCCTATTTTGAGAAATGAGAACGCAATTCGTCGTTCAGTCAGAAATTTGGTCGAAACCATCCCAACAGAGCGGTTTTTTAACTCTCTGTTGGGTTCTGAAGTACGTTCAAGTCTCTTTGAGTTCGTTGACTATGGTACTGCATCCATTATTGAAGACCAAATTCTGACGACAGTTCGTAATTTTGAACCAAGAGTCACAAATGTTAAGGTAGATGTTGATCCTCAACCCGATGAAAACACCTTTAACGTGACTGTTATCTTCGATATTATTGGACAAGATGTTCCGACACAAGCGTTTACGTTTATATTAGAGGCAACCAGATAAAATGCCTTTCACTAAATTTACAAATCTAGACTTTGATCAGATTAAAACATCAATAAAAGATTATCTTCGTGCAAACTCAGACTTTACTGATTTTGACTTCGAAGGTTCTAACTTTTCTGTTTTAATCGATACTCTAGCGTATAACACATATATCACAGCATTTAACTCAAACATGGTTGTGAATGAGTCTTTTCTAGACTCGGCAACCTTAAGAGAAAATGTCGTTTCTCTCGCAAGAAACATTGGTTACACACCACGCTCTAGAACGGCAGCAAGAGCGCATGTAACTATTAGTGTACCAACTAGTGCTGCAAGTCCTACACTCACGCTACAGGCGGGTCTAGTGTGCGTTGGTGCAGCAAATGAAAGCACATATACCTTCTCTATTCCAGAAAACGTTTCTACCACCATCAATGGTGGTGTTGCGACCTTTGGAACCACTGAAAGTCCTATTGAAATCTATCAAGGAACCTTTTTAACCAAGCAGTTTGTTGTTGATGGTTCACTGGATCAAAGGTTTATTCTTGATAACTCTTTCATTGATACATCATCCATCGTTGTCTATGTAAAAGGACCATCAGACACCGGTCTTGGTAGAGAATATCAAAAAGTAGACAATATTATTCGTGTTGAAAGAACATCTGAAATCTATCTACTTCAAGAAGTTCAAGATGAAAAGTATGAACTTCTATTTGGTGATGGTATCTTCGGTAAGAAGTTAGAGAATAGTTCAGTTATTACAGTCACATACATTATTACTGATGGTAAAGATGGAAATGGTCCATCAGAGTTTAGTTTCTCTGGAACGTTTAGAGACACAAGTAACAACCCTGTAATTCCATCTGGTTCTGTAACATTAACTACTGTTCAGGGTGCGATGAATGGTGGTGAAATTGAACCAGTATCATCTATTAAATACTTTGCTCCTCGTCTATATTCTGCTCAGTACAGAGCAGTAACATCAAGAGACTACGAAGCAATTATTCAACAAATATATCCAAACACAGAGTCTGTTTCTGTAGTTGGTGGTGAAGAACTGAGTCCACCACAGTTTGGAAAAGTTTTAATTAGTATCAAACCAAAGAATGGTGATTTTATATCAGACTTTGATAAAGAAACTATTCTTTCAAAACTAAAGCAATATTCACTTACAGGAATCAATCAAGAAATTATTGATCTTAAGATTCTTTATGTTGAAATTGATTCTTCAATCTACTACAACTCACCTCAAGTTTCAAACGTCAGTGGTCTGAAATCAACTGTTGTTGATGCATTAAACACATATGCATCTTCTGTTGACCTGAATAAGTTTGGTGGAAGATTTAAGTACAGTAAAATTCTACAGATTATTGATAATGCTGACCGTTCGATTACTTCTAACATTACAAAAGTCAGAATACGTAGAAACTTAAAGGCACTCGTCAACCAGTTTGCACAATATGAACTGTGCTATGGAAATAAGTTCCACATCAATTCTCAAGGATATAACATCAAGAGTACAGGATTCTATATTAGTGGAAACACTGATCTAGTTTACTTTACTGATGTTCCAAATAAGACTTCATCCGGTACTATTGATGGTAGTGGAAAGGGAGTTTTATCAGTTGTAAAAAGAATGAATGATGGTGAGTATAGAGTTATTATCGCTTCTGCAGGAACCATTGATTATACAAATGGTGAGATTCTTATCAACACAATAAATATTACCTCAACTGAAAGAGAAAATAATATTATCGAAGTACAAGCATATCCTGAGTCAAATGATATTGTTGGTTTGAGTGACCTATATCTAAGTTTTAGTATTTCAGATAGCACCATAAATATGGTTAAGGATGTTATTTCTTCTGGAGAGGATATCTCTGGAGTTACCTTTACAAGAGATTACTATACATCAAGCTACTCTAACGGAGAACTGGAGAGGAAATAAAATATGATCGCAACTGGTTTTGACGTAAGAGTTAAGATTCAGCAAATTGTTCAAAATCAAATACCTGAATTTTTACTATCAGAATCTCCAAAAGCAGCAGACTTTTTAAAGCAATATTACATCTCACAAGAATATCAAGGTGGTCCAATTGATATTGCTGAGAACTTAGATCAGTATTTAAAAGTTGATAACTTAACTCCAGAAGTTATCAGTGGAACGACGAAATTAAAAAATACCTTAACCTCATCAACAGGAACTATTGTAGTTGATTCTACAAAAGGATTCCCAGATCAGTATGGTCTGCTTAAAATTGATAATGAAATTATCACATACACTGGTATAACAACAAATAGTTTTACTGGGTGTATCCGTGGTTTCAGCGGTATTACTTCATACCGTCAAGTTAATAATCCAGAAGAACTCGTTTTTTCAACTTCTTCTGCAGGTATTCATACCAGTGGTGTAGAAGTAAAGAACTTAAGTTCACTATTCCTACAAGAATTTTATAATAAAATTAAATATACTTTTGTCCCAGGTTTAGAAAATACTTCACTTACATCAAACCTCGATGTAAGCAACTTTATTAAAGAAGCAAAGAGTTTATACCAGTCAAAAGGAACTGAAGAGTCTTTTAAAATTCTTTTCAGAGTTTTATATAATGAAGATGTAAAAGTAATTGACTTAGAACAATTACTCACAAAACCATCGAGTGCTAAGTTTTCTAGAAGAGAAAATATAATTGCGGAAAGAATATCTGGAGACCCACTCAAGTTAGTTGGTCAAACTATTAAAAAATCAACTGATGAAAGAACACAAGGTTCTGTATCTGAAGTTGAAATTATCACAAGAAATAATAAAACATACTACAAGATATCTCTATTTGTTGGATATAATGATAATGACTTAACTGAGGGAACATTTACCATACCAGGAAATACAAAGGTATTAGAAACTGTCTCTGTTGGTTCATCTATTATTCCAGTAGATTCAACTATTGGTTTTGGACAAACGGGAGTTCTTATTAGTGGTTCTAATAAAATTTCCTATTCAGACAAGAGTGTAAACCAATTTTTTGGATGTTCTGGTGTAAACAGTGTAATTAATACCGCATCTGCTATTCGTTCAGATGAAGTTGCTTTTGGTTATGAAGATGGAGATCCAACCAAAAAAGTTGAGGTAAGAATTACTGGTGTTCTTTCAGAGTTTGTTCCTGTAGGAGACATCTCTTTAGCAAGTGAAGGTGAATATATTGGAATTAGAAACGTTGGTGAGTCAATCAAAAATCCATCAGAAAATAGAACTTATAAAGAAACTTTTGCAAACTCCTGGATCTATAATACAAGTTCAAGATATCAAGTATCAGCAATATCTGGTTCTACATTCACTTTATTGAGTGATATTGATAAGTCAAGTCTTAAAGTTGGTGATTCTATTGAAGTTCTTGTTAGAGGGACTCAAAATGTTGTTGTCTCAAATGCAACGGTTTCCGTTATTAACAACGCAACAAAACAAATTATTCTGAATGGACTTGGAACTTTTACCCCATCAGTTTCTTTAGACTACGATATTAGAAGAAAGATAAAGAAATCTTCTAGTACCGGATCTTCTTTAGAATATGGTAATGATAAGTTAATTGCAAACATTCAAAATGTTTATAGTGATCAAAAGTATGGTTATGTAGCTTCAAACTCATTACCATCTTATACTATTACGAAAAATATTTCAGATGCTACTATAAGTGAAGCAAGTGGTTCTCGTCTGCAAGGTTTTAATTCAACAACTTTAAATTACTCCATCATTTCATTTACCAGTAACGTTCCATTCATTACTGGTGATGAAGTAATTTACAGACCAGAAAAAGAACCAATGCCTGGTTTGGTATCTGGAAACAGTTATTTTGTAGAAGTACAAACTTCAAAAAATCAAATTAAACTATACACTTCTCGTTCTTTCATTGGAACGGCAGAATACTTAGAGTTTGGAAGTCTATCATCTGGATCTGGATTCCACAAGTTTATTTTAGCAAGACATAGAGACCTAGTTATAAGTCCACAAAAACTTCTTAGGAAGTTTCCTTTAGATATTAATTTAGCACGTGGTAAGTCAGAAAAAACTGTACCTGGTGGAGTTGGTCTTTTAATTAATGGTGTTGAAATTGTAAGTCCAAAAACAAATGATAAAATTTATTATGGACCATTAGAAAGCATCAATGTTGTAAACTTTGGATCTGGATATGATGTTCTTAACCCACCATATGTAGAAGTTGACTCTCCTACGACAGGAACAAGAGCTTTAGTTAGACCAGTTGTGAGTGGATCTGTAGAGTCTGTTCTTGTTGATCCACAAGATTTTGATATTTCAACAGTTGTTTCTGCTACTATCAAAGGTGGTAATGGTAGTGGTGCTGTACTACAACCAGTTATTTCAAAAAGATATAGAGAAATTGAATTTGATGCTAGAGAATCGATTTATGGTGGTGGAATAGACGCCACAAATGAAACTATAACATTCACAACAAATCATAATTTTGTTAATGGTCAGTCAATCATTTATAGTAATAATGGAAATCAAAGTCTAGGAATAGGAACCTTTGGACCACCTGATAATGTTTTCAATAGAATTGGAAATAAAACTCTAGTTAATGGTTCTGAATATTATGTTCAAATCGTTAACCCAAGTAGTATAAAGTTATATCAAACTTTTAGTGATTATTATGTTGGAGTAAACACTGTTGGATTTACCACTGAAAATACAACAGGAATTCATAAGTTTAGAACTCTTGAAAAGAATACTCTAAGAGAAATCAAGGTTATAGAACCTGGTAATGGATATCAGTCTAGAAACCTATATGTAAAACCAACAGGTATATCTTCTGAGAGAGACTGTGTAGTATTTAAAAACCACAACTTCAATGATGGGGACATTGTTGAATATAATATCTCATCAATTGATGGCGTAACCTCACCATCTGTAATTTCTGGGTTATCAACGGCAAATTCATATTATGTTTTAAAAATAGATGATGATTCTTTCAGACTAGCAAATGCTGGAATTGGAGCATCTATATCTTCAAACTATGAAAGAAAGAATTACGTTAAGTTTTCTTCTACTGGAACTGGATATCAAATCTTTAAGTATCCAAACATTGAAATAAACGTTAATGTTTCTTTTGGTAGCACAGTTGTTGGTGTTATCACAGCAACTCCAGTTATCAGAGGACAACTTATTGATGCATATTTGTATGAGAAAGGAACGGGATATGGTTCAAACATTCTAAACTTTGTTAAGAAACCAAAAATTAGAATTAAGAATGGTAAAAATGCTGAAGTAGAACCAATTGTTAAGAATGGAAAAATAATTCAAGTTCAAGTTCTTTCTTCTGGTTCAGAATATTATTCTGTCCCCAACTTAAAAATTATTGGTGATGGTTTTGGTGCTGTTCTAAGACCAGTAATATCAAATCAAAAATTAGTTAGTGTAATTGTTATTAACCCTGGAACAAACTATAATCAAGAAACCACCAAAATTAATGTAGTTGCAGCAGGTTCTGGAGCAATAATTGATCTTTCTATTAGATCTTTAACATTAAATGAGCAGTATAGAAATTCAGAAGATACTTTAATCGACACTCAAAATAACTTACAGTATTCTATTGTTGGTTATTCTACAAATACTGTTGCAAGTGATTTTGGCGATACTGGATCATC